GAGAAAGAGGGCTTCCGCCGCCTGGGTGACGGAGCCCTTCTTCTGAGTCATCCAAAAATAATAGAGATGGTTGTAGTTAAGGTGTGACATAACGGCTGAATCCCTTGATTTTCAGGCTATCAACGGGGAATAAGGGGTAATAAAGGCGAATAATCCTAAGCTGTGCCGCCATTTTGCCGCCACATCTCCAACGGGTTTAATCGTGCGGCCTCTTCCAAATGGTCGGGGGCAAAGTGGGCATAACGCATCGTGTCACGAATGTTCGCATGGCCCAGTATCTTTTGTAGAACCAAGATATTTCCGCCATTCATCATGAAGTGGCTGGCGAACGAGTGACGCAAGACATGGGTCAGCTGGCCATCAGGCAATTCAATGCCGGTTGTTTTCAGTGCCCTGCCGAAGTCCAGATAGCAGGGCTGAAACAGCTGGCCGCTCTTGTTACCCGTCAGCAGCTCATCATAAAGCGCTTTGCTGATCGGCACCGTCCGGTTTTTGTTGCCCTTGGTGTTTGTATAAGTGATGCGGTACGGGGTGACCTGCGATGTGGTCAATGATTCCGCCTCACGCCAGCGCGCGCCGGTCGCCAGACAGATTTTTATAATGAGCGCCAAATCAGGGTTAGGGTATCGCTGCGCCGCCGAGAGCAGATCGGCGATCTGCCACTGCTGCAGAAAGGTCATCTCTGGATCGAGGGTCTTTACTGCGGCGGCGGTCTGCAATGGGTGCGGGTGCAGCCATTCACCCAAGCGGATCAGCTCACCAAACACCGCCTTTAGGAAGGCCAGTTCCTGATTAACCGTTCGCGCCGTGATGGCCTTTTTTGCTCCAACATTCCAACCGTTGTCGATTTCACCCGCCATTCGCTTGGCGCGGTAATGAGCCCACATTTTAGGGGTGACGTCGATCGCCTTCGGGTTTCCCATGCCGTTGCAGATGATCTGCAACTTGGCCAGCCTGACCTGCTGACGCTTAAGGGTCTGACCATGCAGCTTGAACCAGAGATCGATCAGGTCTTGCAAGGTGCGATGCTCTTTCGCCTCTTGCCCTAGCCAGGGCTTGGCCTGATGTTCATCCAGGGTGAAGCGCTCCCAGGCCAATGCTTCCCCTTTTGTGGCGAAGCGCTTGCGCTTACGGGGACCATCACGACCTTGGGGGTAGACCTCGGCAAGCCAGAGCTTGGGCTTGCCATCGTCAAGTTTACGGACGGTCATTAGGAATTACACCATTTCATGGTCTATCAGCCGTTGAAGCCAGTCTTGTTTGTGGAGTTTCTTCTCCCCATCGGTTTTCAACATGGTTAATATGCTGCTGAACTGGTAATTATCTGGCGTGGTGTTATTTATATTTTTCGCACTCATCATGTAATCGCCTGTGATAACGTGGCGATAAATAGCTATGGGGATTACTTTAATACGCTCCCTCTTTACAGAGCCATAGGTGAACTCTGTTTCTGCACACTCACCACTCCAGACTTCCTCCAAGTTTATTGGATGCCAGCCAAGAGGTAATGCTTTCAGTATTTGACGTTTAAATCCGAGAAACCTAATTGCCCACTCGACCAAATCCAGCGGACTAGCGCCAGAGGATTTTAACATGCTGGAAATGTCTGTTTTGCAAACTATCTCTGCATCGCCATCAATAGTGCCTGCAAGATATAAATCCCCGTCAAATCCTTTCATGAATCGTTGCGGAGTCATTGAGACTCGACGTTTTCGGTTAATCGTAAATTCAACAGGTGCTGCAGTACCCTCCCACAACACAAAATACTTACTCTCACCATTTTCATAAATAACGCGCTCAGCCCATGGGATAGGCTCACCATAGGACCTACGTTTAGGTAACTTTGCTTCAAAAGCATGAGTGGAATAGATCTCGATATCAACTCCAACCCTCGCTAGCAACTCGTCAAAGCTCAGTTGTTCGTTATCAACGAGCATTGTACCTTGAATGTTATCGACCTTGAAAAGACGGTTGTCTTTTCTCAGGTGACAGAAGCCTGAGAGATAGAAAGAACCTATATCAGAGAAGCTGATTTCATCCACAGATACTTGACGCTGAGTAAACTCACCATGAGAGTTAATATACTCAAATGAAATAAGTTTATTTTCACCACTCCATAACGTGGTGAGGCCACGCGCAAATCGCTCTGTCATTACAGATCTCACACCTTTCGTTTCTGCAGGAGTGTATGATTGTGGAAGAGGGAACTTATCTTCATCATCCAGGTTACGAGAAACTAAAGATGATGATTTGTATGGTTCATTCATTAACTGAGAGAGTTTTATGGCTCGCTCTTTTGGTGGCATTCGCGCAATACGTCGTTTTACAATTATGTAAGTGAGCAGCACATAAAACACCCCCAATATCGCACTGGTGATCGCTACGTCATTCCAACCGATTTTTCCATCAAAGACCATACCAAGCTGAGTGGCAATGATTGCCCACACCCAACAAAAAACAAACGCTTTAAGTCTGGATTCTTCATTGATTAGCGAAGGTTTGAATGCGGCGACAATGCTGCCAAACATCAGTAGCAAGGAAATAAAAGCGAATAGCGTTCCCATCCGATTCTGTTCTCCAAAAGAAAGGGCGCACCAGCGCCCTATCGTTTTCTAAAAATACGGTGTTCAACCATCACGCCGATGATCTCGATATGCTGCCGGTCGGAATACATGGGCGGGTAATCGTCGTTGAGGGGAACCAGCTCAAACACCTCTTGCCCGTGCTCATCGATGCCACGAGGCCTGTACTTTTTGAAGGTGGCCTCGTCACTGCCGTTTTTAGCCACCACGAAATCACCCGGGCGCGGCTGTTCGTCAGGGTCAACGATCACCAAATCACCTTCGTTGAATTGCGGTGCCATCGAGTTGCCACGCAACCAGAGACCAAAACCACGGGGGCCGATGTCCACACTGGCCGTCACATACTCCACATTGCCATCAAAGCCCGTGGCCTGTTCGCATATCTCCCGCCAGTTGCCTGCCTGCACATAGCTGAGGATCGGTACTCGTCCACCCTGCGGGATGACCGCAGGCTCTACGTTGCGGTAACCAGGGAACGGAGACTCCGCCACGCCAGTGCTGCCTTCTTCTTTGCCGGTCAGCAGCCAATCGACAGACACGCCAAGCGCAGCCGCTAAGTCGTTGAGATAGCGGCCCTTTGGCTGGTTCTGCCCTGACTCCCACTTGCCGACCGAAACATCGGCTACGCCGACGGCTTTGGCTAGCGCGGTTTTGGAGAGGCCAAGGGCTGACCTTCTACTGAAAATGCGATCCGAGATGTGCATAAAGCTAGCTTAACCTTGGAGGTCCGATCTTAAGCTTGCTTATAATTCGAGCCTAAGATAGGATTCACCAAACTCGAACTTAAGATCGGAAAGGAGATGTATGAAAAAAGCAGATGCCATCAACTACTTCGGGTCAGCGGCTGAGCTGGCGAAGAAGCTGAACATTTCAGAGGCGGCAATTTCCCAATGGGGCGAAACCATCCCCAAAGGCCGCGCCTACCAGATTGAGGTTCTGACCGGCGGCAAGTTGAAGGCCGATCCCATCAAGCCAACCCCTGATAACAACGCACAGTAAGGGCATCGCCATGACGCCAAACATCACTGTTTATACCTTTCCGGTTTGTTCAAAAGAGAAGTTCGCCGAGCTGGCCGGGTTCAGCGAAGACTACGTCCAGACCCTGCTTGAAGATGGCCGTTTGCCAACCCTGCCAAAAACCGGTCGGCGTCAGAAGGTGATCATCAATCTCGAAGCGCTGCGCGAGCAGTGCCAAAAAGAGGCGCTGGTTTCACGTTGAGTTGCCTGGCAGCCAGCTAACCATAGCGAACTTTGGAGAGGAATCAGAGTGTCAAATAAGCCCGAAAATTCACACGGCCACTTTGTCAGTGCCTGCGAGCGTTTCAAGGAGAGGCATAACATCAGCCAGTTGGAACGCACCCTCGGCATGAAAAGCGGCGTGCTGCACAACAAACTCAACCAGGCATGCGAAAGCCACAAGCTAACGGCCTTCGATCTCATCGCGCTGTATCACGCCACAGACGGTGACGAGACCCTGTTCGACGGCATGTTGATGGAATGCAAGCTCACCGCCATCGCCATTCCAAACGCAGAGCGCGCGCCATCACTTCCCCATCAGGCAATCGACCTGAACGCCAAGATCGCCAGCATTGGCCAGCGAACGCTGGAGCTGACCGACCGTGGCCGGATCACCCGTTCAGAACGCAACACCCTGGTGAGCGTGGCCACGTCAGCGATGGGGTCTATCGCCATCTTAATCCATGACATCGAGGCCCGTTTTCAGGCCGTGCCGACCGTCGCCTGCGCATCAGACATCCTGATGCAAACCATGACCATGTAAGGGGAAACCCATGCAAGAGAAGCAAATCAACCACGACGAACGCA